CAGTTCAATGCCAGACGGGGCTTCATCTACAGATAATATATTTGATATGATTGTAGGATGTGTTGAGACTGTATGGAGTGGAGATGAATTGTTCACAAGAGACGACTTTACAATAAAAGAACTTAAAGACTTTTTGGACCAGTTTACAGCAGAACAGTTTGAAAAGATAAATGATTATTTTGTGAACATGCCAAAATACTCACAAATAGTTAATTGGAAATGTATTGAGTGTGGTGTAGAGAACGATAGAGAGTTACAGGGTATGAACGATTTTTTCGAATAGCCCTCTCTCATGAAAGTTTATATAACTACATGCACACAAATTTTGCAATGATGCAACATCATAATTATAGTTTAACAGAACTAGAAACTATGATACCTTGGGAGAGGGATGTTTATGTAAATTTATTACTAAAACATTTAAAGGAAGAAAAAGAAAGACAAGACAAACAGAGGAATTAGAATGGCAGATCAAGATAGATTTCAGGGTGACATGAGTCGTAACGAAGTAGAGATAGACTTAAAGAAGTTTATGGCTATGGTCACCGAAATCGGTGAATTAAAACAAGAGATATTCGAACTAACAAATGACGATAGAAAGAACCCATGGCAGAAGTGGGTCTTCTTAGGTAAAACAATAGACGCTTGGAGAATCATTCCAAGACTATTCTTAGGTATCTATATGTACTTATTATATTACTCAACATTCTGGTTCATGGAGTTAGAAGCACCGACACTAGAACAATCAGGATTGATCTCAATTCTTGTTGGAGCTGGAGCAGCGTGGTTTGGACTGTATGTAAGTAGTGCAGCGAAAGAACATGGAGACGACAACCCTAACTAGGAACTGACCAATGGATTTAACAGATATAACTCTAGAACTCGCACAACAACAACTCATCGCTACTAACAAACTTACTAGTAAATATGATGAAGTGTCGAAGAAAAGAAATAAAGATCATAAAGAATCTATGGAGAAGGAGAGCATTGAGGCTGATGAACGATCATTAAACTTTCAGGAAATAGTCGACCAAGGAGTAGAGAAGAAGAGAACAGCGATAGTAAAACAAAAAGCTGATAGTAGAATAGAGAAAGCTATCAATGAACAGATCAACAAGAAAACTTTTACTGATTATGTTGATGACTTTAAAGATGGTTTACAAAAATTCTACGATGGACAAAAAACTGGAGCCCAACTTCTTAGTAATGTTGGGGACGCGTTCAAACAAGATTTAGGTCTGGTGACAATGGCCTTGGGTCCACTCATGTCCTTACCAGGTGTTAATACAGCTATAACTATACTAAAGTCAGGTGCTTTGTTTTTATTGAAGAATATATCTAAGTTACTAACAGCACAAGGTAGGGCTGATGCGAAAGCTTTCTTGCTCCAAAAAAAGAAATGGGCTTATGAAAAGTACCAAAACACGCGAGAGAGAATTCGTAAAAGAATGGAGAAGAATAAAAAACCACCAGAGCAAATGGAAATGGAATTTCCAGATCAGAAAAAAGAGAGCTCTCTCATCATGCAACTTCTCAGATTCTTTTTTCGTGTCTTGCTCTTGAAAGCTATTACTGGTTTTTTTAAAACAGTCTTCACCTCTATTTTTTCATTTCTCACTGGAACAAAATTGACGGGTTTTATTGTAAGAAATACAATTAAGCTCGGTGGATTAATCAGTGGACTGTTTAATGGTATAGCATCTATTTTTACATCTATAGGTAATAAGATAAGAGGCTCCGCAGTTCTTGGAAAGCTGAAACCCTTACTCAAAATCTTAATGGGAGCCTTAAAACAATTTTTAAAATTCGTCGCTTGGCCTTTAAGTCTTGTGATAGCTGCTGGTCTCTTGATCAATGAAACTCTTAATAGTTTTATGAATACTCAAGGTAACTTTATGCAGAAGCTTATCGTAGGTTTGAAAAACGGAATAGGAGTTATAATAAATTTCTTTGTAGGTTCTCTCCTCGATTTTGTTAAAGATACTTTGGCTTGGGTTATTGGATTCTTCTCCACAGATTTAAAGAAAAAACTGAATGATTTCTCTTTTACAGATTTGATTAGTGATATGTTTGCATCCTTCGATGATTCTATGTTGTGGTTTGGGGGAATGATGCAAGCTATTGGTGCTGGATTTAAGGGAGCTATAAAAGCTGGGATGCCAGGTGGACAGACTCCTACAGAAGGTTTCAATCAGGCCTATAACGCGTCCATGGCTGGATCAGCTGACGCGACAGCTGCAGCTTCATATTTTTATACTCCAGAAAGCGTAAGTACGGAGAAAGAAATCGATTTATTTACTCCAAAAAGTGGTGAGAAGGTAATGACGGCATCTACTGATGCTAAAGAATCAAGTAAGTCTTCTACTGTAATGAATGGTGGTAATAGTAGTGTGGTAAACGCTCCAGTTATTAATAATAATATTATACCGAGTCCTATCGTAAACACTAACCCACTAAATCTGGCTGGTGCTTATTCAAGTGTTCCTTTGAACTACTAAGTGTAAAAACTGGCCCCTCTGTCCCGCCGTTATTACCGATATCTCCTGCCGCTTAGATATCTTTCCTCATTGAATGTCTAGAATCCCCATCCTAAACCTGTCCCTCTAACTCATAGATTGAATTAGTTCATACTCTGACACGAAGAGTATTCCCATATACTTTAGATTAAAGTGTTATAGTATTTATAACTCTTTCCCCTATTCAGCAGCTAATTTTTCAAAATAACTCATAGTGGTGTCACTAGAATCATTTGAATTACTAACAGGTGCTGGACTATCTGACCACGGAGTAGAACTCGCTGTGGCAGAAGAAGCTGATGTGTTATCATCTGCGATTGTTTCCGCTGTCGCTGTAGACATCTCAACACCACCTAATCCTAAAGCTCTATTGAGTTTAGTTTTTAGGTCTTCATAAGACATGAACTGATCTGGTGCGATCAACTCTGCTAGTGAATGTTGTTTGTTGTAGATACCTTCCATAACAGAATCATCTTCTGAGATAGGAGCTGGATTAGAGAACTCTGATTTATCATAGTTCCAATATCCGTCAACTTTCCTTACTTTAAGTTTGAAGTCAGCACCTTCCCACATATCAAATGGGTTCACTGGTTTTTCATCCTCAAATTGAGGCTGCATCACATCTTTGACTTTCTCAAAGATTTTTTTACCGAAACGATAAAGCATTACTTTACCTTCGTATTCAGGATGAGCTGGATCAGAGATAACTAGAACATTCGCTACATAATGTAGTCTTCGTTTTTGTTTTCTCGCTTGATCTTTCTGAGCGTCATCACCACTATTCCATAGAGTACCGTTATACTCTGAAACAGGACAATTATTACCCAAAGTCGTTAGTGACTTTTCTATGAACCATCCACCAGGACCTTGAAACCCATGATCCCAATATTGGACCCACGGAAGTTCTTCTCCATTAGCAGCTGGTAAGAAACGAAGTACTGCATACCCATTACTAGATTTGTCTAGTTCAGGTTTCCAGAATCGATCATCACCGTATCCTTTTTTCGAATCAGAGGATTCTGATTCTAGTGCGGTTTGTAGTTTATCGAAGCCACCGCGACTTCTCTTTAATTCATTAAATGACATTTTATCTCCTTGTATTTTAATTATTATATTTTATTTTATCCACTTTATTCATTATGTAAAACTATTATATTCTAACGGTTTTTTAATTCCGTCATAGTATATAGTATAACTGACATCTTTAAATCTGTCAATCACTTTTTTTATCTGTGCTTCTTGTGTCCCTAAAAGTGAATTAGGATTATTAGTACCAACCCTCAATCGAGAGTTCTCACTCTCTCTTGTGTAGGCGTTAGTACCAGCATAGATGTTCTGATAAGTTTCTTCTTGAAAGTTCCATATTGAATCGAAACCGACAAGACATATCTCATCAAAACCCATGAGAGAAGCCTGCGTCATCGCTTGACTTCCAGAAAAGAAGTTGACACTAAACATAGGGTCATCTACCGTTCCTTTCATATTCTGTATTTGCCAATTAGGTTCTACCCCAATGACATGAACTTCGAATAAATCTAATAGATCATCCTCGAGTCCAAATATCCAAACATGGTTTTTGTTGTTTGGATTTGATTCTTTGATACTATAACTAGGATCAAAGTTCATTAATATTAATTCTTTGTAATCGTGTGGAATACATTCATAGTCTGGAAAGATACATTTATTATGTAACGGATATCCTGACTGACATATTTCCTTGAGTACTTTTGAGTCACCTGATACTAAGTAGTCTGGTGAGTAATCTCTGTACAATGCGTTACAACCGAATGTTGTTCCATCTAATGTATCTAAGTCCAATCCTTTTCTACTAGGACCGTTACCTATGATGTACGCTGTATCCATATATCTTTCATTAATGTTCTTAACTTGACTTGTTCAAATTCTATGAATGGTTTAAGTTTAGTTAATCTGTTATTTTCTTTTGGCCAAATAAACTTCTCTTGAATCATTTCATTGTAATCTTCAAACACTCCGAACATCATATCAAATGCTATAAATGTTTCTGCAGTAATCTTACTTCCAAGAAACTCTTTTAGTATTGGTGGATGTTGTCCGTTCTTTGAGTCTAGTGTAATGTCGATATGTTCATACTTATCTTGTAAGTATCTCATGTCTTCTGTGAT